TAGTTTCATAATTATAAATAGTTAGTTTATGGAAGTTGGTTGTCAATTCTGAATTTTAATTCATCTTTTAACACTTGAGGGTTACTAGAATAAGAGGGTTGTCCTCTTAAAACTACTATTCCCCTGAAGTCTTTAGCTATAGCTTGACGTCTAGGAACATTTATTTCATTGTCTAATACGTCAACTACGTCTATACTATATACTCTGCCGTTTCTTCCAGTATAGGCTTCGAGTAATGAAAGATCATCTTTCTTTAATTTATTATTTAATATCTTGTCTCTTTCTTCTTTAGACAGGCTAGGATCTAGAGCACATCTTTCTAATAGATCTTTTAATCGTTGAAGTCTACCAGTTAATGGAGTAAACGCTCCTTGTACCCCTCTTACTAAGCTTTCAACACCTTTTTGTTCATCTTCTAAAGTAAATACAATTTTTTTAGCATCTTCTAATCTACTTGCTTGAGTTAAAATTCTACCTAGTCTTTCAGGTATTAATACACCTGGTACAGGACCACCGGTTGGTGGAATAACTCCTATAGTAGTAAATTTAGCTTCTAAAACATGAGTTAAAATATCAATTACTATTTTAGCTAATTTTATAGGTTTATCTAATTTTCTAGGTAGCTGTGCAACTTTATCTACTCTTCTTTCAAAAGTCTGTTCTAGTGATTCGATTTTATTGACAGTATTTGCAATAGATTCTAATACTTGAGGTGGTGGACATGCATCTAAAAATTTTTTTATCTCTTCTTCTATTTTTTCATTAGCATAGTTAGTAGCATATATTTTAGCATCAGCTAATAGTGACGAAGCTAAAGCTGCTATTTTTCCTTCTTCTATTCTTATT